CCTTCAATTCAGGGTCGGCCAGCGCTCGGGCAAACGCTTCCTCTGGTTTGATTCCGGTGTCCGAGTAAAGTCGGCGCAGCCCTCTGGCGGCACCAATCGCGCCCTTCATCCCGCCACGCAGGATGGCGTTGTCCATAAACTCCTGCGCGGTCGGGAGCCTGCCCTCAAGTGCTGAGGCGGTTGTGGTAAGCGAGGTAAGTTCCGTCGCTAGTTGCCCGCCCACCGCAGCAACCCGGCCTAACGGCTGCAAGAGCGGCGCGACGCCAATGCCCGCGCCAACGGTTGCCGCGCCGATAATCGCCCCCTTGACCCCGCCAATGACGGATGCCTTTGCGATGTCGAAGGTGCTTTCCCACGACACAGACGCCTTGTTTTCGTAGGCGGTCATTAGCCCTTCGCGCAGAGCCATCGGCACGGCGAACGCGCCGGCCCCGGCGGCTATAAGGTTCCGGGTGTATAACGCAGCAGCACCGGCGCCAGCGATCATGGCGGGCACGTCCCCGATAACACCACCCACCATCGAGCCAAGGCGCTGACCCACAGGAGCATCCTGCGGCATTTCCAAATCAGGTTTTTGCCCTCGATACATCAGCCCGCCCGAACTGGCTTGCAGGCCTTGGATGATTGCATCTCCTATGTCCTGCACCTGCCGGGGGGTAGACGGGCGCACCTGCACGCCCATCGTTTGCCGGACAAACTCTGAGTTAGCATCCTCAAGCGGCTGGGACGCGACAAGCTGGCGAACGAAAAGCTGATTCGGGTCCATTAGCGCGGAATCTGGTCAACGAGTGGCGAGCCTGTGGGATTCGACGCTGCCGGATTGACTTCGGTCCAGTTGTTCGGCACGTCCTCTGGATTGCCGGAGCCTTTGTAAATTCGCCACTTCCCGTCAGGGAACTGCACCGGCTCGCTCATTTTCTGCATGCGTCCATCAGGTCCCATGCGGGCGTCATTGATTGCTTCCTGCACGAACTCGGGCGAGCCGACATACAGCTTGTTGTCCCGGTCGAACACTTGCGCGGGATTCTTGTTGTCTTTCCGGAGTTCGTTCATGCGTTCCTCAACCCGGGCCACATAGTTCATTTTGATAGCCGCCATCAGTTCCGGGCGCATCTTGTAGCGCAGGTCACGCGCAAGCTGCTGGTCAATGATATTCACTTGAGCGCGCAGCTTCGTGGACAGCTTGACGTTGTTCACGTCGCGCTGGTTGGCGATGTCGTTCATCAGCTTCCCCGCATCCGGGTGGTTCAAATGGCCGGACGCCACGTAGCGGAAGATCGCTTCGGAGTTATACAGACGCGCCTCCGCATCGGGGTTGTGGATAGCCTGCCAGAGCGCGTCAAATACTTTGGAGTTGGACGGCTTGGCGACACCGCCCGACTTAGCCCACGACTCCGCGAACACCATCAGGTGCTCAAGGGTTTGCGGTCGCAGGTTGCCGTCGTTCAGCGCCGCCTGCGCGTTGAAGGTGCCACGGAAAATGGATTGAATGTGCTTGCCGCGTGCGGTGTCGTCGCGCTCCCGGATGTCCAGTTCTTTCTGCGCACGCTCATAGGAGGACTGCGCCCGCTGCGCGGAAATTGCGCCCTGCGCTTCGTTGATTACCTGCTCCCGCTGCGCGGGAGTGAGGTGAAAGGCCCCACCCTTCACGGCGTCTATCGTTTCCTGCGGACGCGCACGGGCGCTTGCCATCGCGGCGGCGGCGTTGATGTTCTGCTTCAGGCTATTGCTGATCTTATCCCGCACCTGCGGGGAAACCTTGGTGAGCGTTGACACAAAGGCGTCGATGTTCTGTTCGACAACCGGAAGCGCGGAAGGGTTACCCCCCACTGTGGCAGCGGCGCTGTCCAGGAATTGCTGCCCTTGAAGCTGGGCCTCTGCAACGGAGCGCTCAACTTGGATCGAATTGGCTTTGGCGTCGAACATCGCGCCAGACTGAGCGGCGTAGTAGTCCGCGTGCATGCGGCCCTGCTTAGTTCGCAGGTTGTCGAGGGTCAGGCTTTGCTTATTCTCGAATTCTTCACGAATCTTGTCCAAATCTTCGCCGCTTGTCACTGCTTCGTCCAAGCGCTTGGCAAATTCCGCCCGGTTCTGCATGTTCTTGACAAGAACCTGCCTCTGCTCCGACTCCTCTATTCCCGTGAGGAACTTATCAGCAGCCTTAATCACGCCGCCGGCAAGTTCACCGGCCGCGCCCGCAGCGGTCAGGTCGGATTCCTGCGCCCGACGGGTTTCGAGTCCGCCAACGCCCTGAACAGGTGCCGTGTATGTAGGAAGCCGAGGCATGTTATACCCGTTGGTAAGCGTTGTAAGACTGTGAGGCCCCGCCGAGCAGTGCCTGCCCGGCTTTCAGATAGCCCGTAGTCTGGCCTGTGCGGCCTTGCATCCGATCCAAATTCGCCGTTCCTTGGAACCCACCCGCACGGGCGGCTCCCCGATAAAGAATGTCTTGGCGTTCGAGTTCGTTCTGCGAAGCTACATCGCCAAGGACATCAATGACGCTCCCCTCGGCTGCGGCGCCACCACTTGCGCCGTGTGCCGCACGAATAGCACCCAACCGCAACCGGCCCTCCCGGTCGGCTTGCTGCGCCTGTAGCGCGGACTGCTCGCGGGCATACTGCGCATTCTGTTCAGCAACGCGAGCGTTGTATTCCCCGGCTGCTTTCGCTGCCCGCCCTTGTTGGACGGCCGCGACCGCGCCCACAGCCGCCGCCGCGACCATGATGTAAGGAATTGCTGCTGCCATGAAAGGCATGTTACCCTCCGTTAATCCTGACGTAGCCTACGTGATCGGCGCCGTCATGGCCATACTGTCTCAGGAGAGGGGTTTCCAGTTCAAACCCCAACATCCTCGCCCACCGTTGCCCCTGCGGAAAATCCGCCCGCACGGTCAGTTCCACCCGCCCAACCACCTTTTGTAAGTAAGCACTCACTTGCTTTGTGATCCAGGGCATGTGCCGCCCAGTGCGACGGTCTAGCAGCATCCACGCTTGATAACGGTGCGGCCAGATTTGAGCCAGCCCGCCGCAAGCAATTGGCGCATCCTCATACAGCACCGTTTGGCACAACCCGCTTAACTCCAATTCTCTCGCGGCTTCCAGAGGAAGCTGAAAGTCTCCCCCCTCCGCTTCCGGCCCAAGCCAATCCAGATGCCAACGGCGAAACGCCGTGACCCGATATCTAGCTGTCGTCACTTACGTCAAACTGCGCAGTAAGGGCAGCCACCGTTGCCGGGAAAGGGCCGTCCGCTCGCCAATAAACCTGACCCAGCTTATCGTAGTCCCCCTCGAATCGCTCGCGCACCGCGCCCGTGAACAAAGGCGTTGCCACTCCAAATTCATCGCCCCACGCCCGCACGATAATCTCAGTCAGGCTGTCCTCGTTAGGTCCGACCTTCAAGCCGAGGGTGTCCACCAGCCAAAACCCGACCGTGTGAATTCGTTTGATCTTGGTTTGCGCGCTGCCGTCCTGCGCGCCACCTTCCAGCGGCATCGTCTGCCCGTCACTGTTGTAAGCGTATCCGACCGTTTTAATGCTGTAGTCGTTAGCCAAGACGAGTTTACCGTTAGTAACCACTGCGTCAGGGGCGCGCATTCCGTCTACATAGATCGAAACCGTTTCACCTTCCAGATGCCAGAGGCCCGTAACGGTGTCGGCTGCCGGAGAATCAATTTGGGTGAATCCGCAATCCAATTGAAAGGCGTCCTCCTGCTCATCCTCGGATTCCCAAATCTTGCTCAGATATTCAATGTAGCGCTTGACCCCGCCGTTAACGTAGCGTTTCACTATCATATACAATTCATCCCGGGTCCCGTCCGGGGAGGGGATCACAGCGATGCTTTCCACAACCGGGATGAACAGCCCGTCTGCATCACTCTGCCCACCGAGTTCATGGCGATGCCAAGCGGTTACGTTCTGGTCGCGTTCGTAGGTGAAACCAAGTAGCACTCCGTCCGAGCGCACACCCCACAGAATATTCTGTGGCTGTTCTTGGTAGGCCAGTTCATCCAGCGAGGGTCGGGTAACGTGCTCCGCAAGTAGCGTCATATCCGGGGCGCGGAAGCCGTCAACCTCAAACACGTAGGCGAGCTCCCGCAGTTTGCGGCCAGCGCGTTGCACGAACAGAACAGCCTTCCCTGACCGAGCGGGCGCCGCATCGGAGCTACCGTGCCGGGTAGAAGGCTTCGCTGAGATATTCGTCGGGGTAATAGCTTCGTTCAACGACGAAGCCTTGACCTGCCATTCGCTGCTCCCAGTGCCTGCCAGCATGCCCTTTTCGCTTGACGCCAGCCATTTGATCGCGTTCACGTCGTCGGCGTTCAGTGCAAACGATACCGCATGGTCGGCGGCTACGGTGCCGTCATTCGCGGTCGGAGAGAAATTCGTATAGATGCCCGTCCGCGATCCATCGAGGCGCTGGGGATACACTGCGGCCCCGGCCAGGAATAGCCGATCCTCGTAGAAGGTTCCGGCGCGGGGGAAGCCTGTCGTATCGGACCAAACTCCCAGCCGCCAATTCGTCTTGGCGTTGGTGTTAGTGAGCGTGGACAACACCGTTGCTGTAACAGACGTGCCGCTAGCAACCGTGGTAATTTCAACGTAGCCCCACGTCGCACCTTCCTGTAAGCGGATCAGGCGCCCCACATCCGTTGCCTGAAACCCCGTGTCACTGTTGATGCCCACTTCCGCGCTAGCGGTGATGGTCACGGTTCCGGTGGCCGCGCTCGGTGAAAGGGTTGTGGAGGTCGCATTAACCGTGTCGTATGGGCCATCCGTGAACTCCAACTCAGACAACGTCCACGACAGAGCCGACACCCGCACCAGTTTTTGCGGCGGGTAGTCCGGATGCAAAATGAACAGCGTGTCAGCGGATTGCACCACCCGAATATCCGCAAGGTCGGCTTCCAAGAACGCCGTTGCTACCTCAAGGATGATCGAAACGCCCCCAGCCGGAGCCACGGGATTCATAGGGTCATAGTTCGTGCTGTCTACCGCAGTGCCGTCAGTGTTATAAAGTTGGAAGGTGTTGGCGCCCGCGTTAAGGTTCGTTACAACAAACTCCCTATTTCCTAGCTGGGTCATTTCTTGCGCGCCACCTTGATTCTCGCCAGAAATATGCACCCGGTCCCCGTTCGTAAACGCATCCGCCCCGGCGTAGTTCAACACCGCAATCGAGGCTTGGGTGACGTTTATAATTTCGATGGGGTTGGCGCTTTCGACCAGCACGCCGTGGTCGGTGTAAAAGCGAATGTATTGCTCCCCAAACTCAAGGACGTAGGTTTGGGTAGTGGAGTATTGGAAAGGGATCAACCGGCAAAGTTTATTGTGGTGCTTTGCCTGATGGAGAAAAGCCGTGCCCGGGCGGCGCGTCCACGGACCCTGGGCCAGCGTCAAGCCGTTCAGACAGACGAACAATCCAGAGGCATACTTGTCAACGTCCTGCCTGCCCAGCATCAAAGCCGACAATTCCCCGCCGTTCAGCGAGTTCTGGATGATGGATGCGCGGCCCATCGTTACCTCCGCGCTTCAACCCATTCATCTTCCGGGGGGTCTTTCTCAGCGCGCTCGATGGAGCCAAGCCGCTTGGCTTCGTTGACTGCGAACCGATAATCGTCCTTAAGGCTGTCCCGCGAGCTGCCAGTTATTTCTTCGCAACACTCAAGCGCGATCTTACACGCCAGCGCTTCGACGAACAAGGGATCAAAGAACGTTGGATCGGTCAACCGGGCGATGTAGCGAATCTTGAGGGGGGCCGCGTCCTGCGTCACTATGGTTAGAACCGAGGAATCCCCGGAGTCGCGCATTCCCTCGATCCGCCAATCCACCACCGAGGAGGATTCGTCGTCAAGCAGAAGGCGCAG